AGTGCGGCGACGAGCTCGGTGAGCATGACCGTGACCGCAGTCAGACCCTTCTTCAGGTCGTCCCTCGGGATCTTCGACAGGATGTACCGCGAGACAGCAAGAAGCGCGATGGCTCCAGCGATCTTGAGGATGAGGTTCGACCGAACGCCGGTCTGCATCGGCGTGAGGTTGGTCGTGACCTGCTTGGACGTTCCACCAATCGAGTCGTACATGCCCTCGATCGCCTTCGCAACGCCACTGAGGCGCTTGACGAAGCTGCGGATGGTGAAATATAGGGCCATGAAGAAGCCCGTGTTGATCAGAGCCAGAACGTCCCCAAGACCGAGACCCTCCAGTGCACCACTGATGAAGTCCTTGATCAGCCCGAAGAAGTCGGTGATGGCGCCGAAGATATCGCCAGCACTACCTCGGAAGTCCGACAGCTTGCCCCAGGCCAGATCCCACAGAGCACCGATTGCCTGACCAGTCGCCTTGGCAACCTCCAGAAGGAAGGTGGCCACGTTACCCAGGAACTCGCCGAAGGAGTTGACCTCCTCGCCTGCCGCCTCAGCAGCAGGACCCGTGCCCTCGAGAGCGCCCTTGACGCCGTCGATGCCGGCCTGAGCAGTCTCTGCGGTGTCGCCCATGTCGAACAGGCCCGCCAGACCACCGAAGGCGCTGCCAACGGCAGAACCCGCGCCAGACAGAGAGCCGAACGCATCGAGAATGGCGTCACCGACCTCCTGGAGAACCGGGAGGAGCGCTTCGAAGCCATCGACAACCTCACCCTGGACAACCTTGCCGGCTGCCTCGAGATAGTTGGCGACGTCCTCGATGATGGGCGCCAAATATACCATCGCGTCTGCGAGGGCATCGATGGCTACATCTGCGCCGATGGTCACCCACTTTGCGAGCAGGGAGAGCAGGTCGCTGACAACCGCGATGATCGGACCGAAGATTGCGGCCCGACCAGCGATCACCTTGTCGAAGAAGTCGTCGATCTTCCCACCCTCGACCAGCCACTGCTGGAGAGACCAAAGAAGGTCGCCGATGCTGCCAGTGAGGTCGAGAACGCCACCAGAGCCGCCGGCCAGAAGGTCGAAGAAGCCCCAGACGTAGCGGATCAGACCCTTGAAGATCTCGAAGCCGATGCTCAGGACTGCGAAGAGACCCCGGAGGGTGCTTCGAATGCCGTCTGCGGTGTCGTCTCCGATGATGAGGCTCGCGGTGAAGTCCCGAATAGCCTCGGTGATCTCGAGCAACCCCTGCCCGGTGGTGGCCGGGAAGACGTCACGCCAAGCATCCCTGACGGGACGGAGGATGGCGAGGAGCGCCTCGAAGGCGTTCGACACCGCCTCGATCATGACGTCGCGGCCACCCAGCTTGTTCCACTCACGGAACATCTGGTTACGGCTCTTGGCCGACTGCGTGAGGAGACTACCCAACACGTTGTTCGCGTTGGTCCACATCTCCTTGGCTTCGTTGAAGTCGCCGAAGATGAGCTGCCAGGTCTTGGCCCACCCGGAGGTGGCCGTCTCCTGCAGCGTGTTGATCAGCTGAGAAGCAGTCTTGACCTTGGTCGCCGCGTCCTTGGCGGTCTGACCGAGCTTGAGGATCTCCTTGATCTGCTCCTGCGTGTAGCCCATCTGCTTGAGCTGCTCGGCGTTGAGGTCACCGGTGAACTTAGACAGCGTCTCGGTGAGAATATCCGAGCTCAGCCATCCAGTCTGGAGGCTGTCTCGGAAGCTGCCCTCAGACTTGATGATGTCGTCGATGGCGACACCGTGAACCCGAGCGGTCTCCTTCAGGGACTCCTGGAAGACCTTACCACCCATGCCGGCGTTGACCACCGAGTTCCAGTCCATCAGCGAGACACGGCCGGTGGCCAGTGCCTGCGAAAGCTGGTACATCGCGGTGGAAGCCTGGTTGGAGTTCGAGCCCGAGATCGCGGCCAGGTTCGCGATACCCTTGATCGCCGCGGTCGAGGTGTCGAGGTCGACACCCGCTGCGGTGAAGGTACCGATGTTCCGGGCCATCTCCGAGAAGTTGTAGATCGTCTTGTCGGAGTACCGGTTGAGCTCAGCGAGAGCCTGGTTGACCTTACCCAGACCCTTGTCGCCTTCGAGGCCAGTGTTGGCCATGACGGTCTGGATCGAGTTGAGGTTGGTCTCGTACTCGCTCAGACCCTGCTGAATCGGGCCCAGCGTCAGAGAGTTGGCCATCTGCGCGCCGGCCTCGATGGCCTTGTGCGTGATGGTGGCTAGTGCCGTGACTGCGACCGTCGACATCGCGATGAACGCGTTGCTCACACCGTTGGCGCCAGACGCCACGGGAGACAGGTCAACCTTCGCCGCCGTCTTGTTGATGTCGGCGATCGACTTGCTGGTGCCGGTGGCCATGCCGGTGACACCAGCCTTGAGCTTGCCCAGCATGTCCAGCGTCGACTGAACACCGCGTGCGAAGCCGGTGTTGTCGAACTTCATCGTGACAATGCGACTCTCGATGCTGTTAGCCATTACTGATTCACCACCTTCTCGGCCTCGGCTAGGATGCGGTCAAATATCGGTCGGAGAGCGGGGTTGATGTAGTCCCGCCCCTCGACATAGCCGCCGGTACCTGTACCGTGGCCAAGTTGGAGGAGAACGGCGATGGGTCGGCCGTCCACGACGTGGGAGTTACCCCAGATGATGGACCAGGATTCCCGGTCCTTCACTACCTCGTAGTACCACGAGTTCGCGGTCTCAGAGGTGTCAACCGGCGTGGCGGCGGAGAGCGCATCTACACCTTCCTGGCCATACTTCTCCAGGGAAGCGAAAATATCGCCCTCCGCCAACCGCTTGAGCCACGCTTCGGTCTTGTCGGTGGAGCCGCTCGTACTGAAACTGAACAAGGCTCCTCCTTAGGACCTATTCGGCGACGACCGCGGGGCGCTCGGCGGGCTCGACGCCCTCACCAGTCTGCGCCGGCTCGTCCGGGATGAACTCCTTGAGCTTCTTCTCCAGCTCGACGGTGTAGGCCCGGAGCATGACGACCCGCTGCTTGAGGTGCTCGTTCTCGGCGGCGATGACGGTGGGGCTCTTCTGAAGAAGCTCCTCCTCCTGGCCGCTGGCCGCGTCGATCATCTCCTGGGTGATGTTGAACTGCATGTTGACCTACTTTCCGTGTTTCCCGGCACCGATGAGGTCCCGGAGTTCCTGGAGCTCACGCTTGAGCTCGTCAATTTCTTCTTGCTGGTACTGGTCCACGAGGAGAAGTGCCGCGTCGAAGTCGTCATACAAGAAACCGTTGGGCTTGTCAGATCCGTGCTCGAAAGTCACGAACCGGCTGAGCCCATCGATCTCGTCGACCTCTTCTGCGATAAACCCCGTGCGACGGGTGTTCAGGTCATCCTTGTAGAAGTACGTCCGAGGACGCATCTGAAGAATGAGCTTGGGGTCCAGATCGGCATCGTTGATCTCGGCCTTCATCTCACGACTCGACGGAGCCGCGGTCCAGGAGTACAGTCGACCAGCGGCGCTGGCTCGAACGTACTTAGGACCGTTGGCAGAGTTGGACGAGCCACCATCGGCCAAAGAGCCCATTTCGATGACGCCGTTGAGCGCCAGGTTTCCATCCGGGTTGGTGATCGAGCCGACTCGAAGCACGCCCATCGCGGAGCCGTTCCAGTTACGGATCGACATGGCGGAGGCAGCACCCGCGTCCATCTGGATACAGACGTTGGCGTCATACGAACCAAGCGCAGGTCGAGAGTTGCCGTTGCCGTAGACCTGCCAGGCGAGGCTCGTGCCCGCCGTATCGAGGAACAGATCCGACGCCCAAATATCCAACCGAGCACGAGACCCAGCCGCGTCCTTACCGGCGATCTTCCGAACGCCGAAGGTGGCGAACGAGAAGTCGATCCGGTGGTCACCGCCACCATTGGTGAAGCTGATGACCTGCGAAGGAACGCCATAACCGAGCTTGAAGTCGTACGAACCGAGCGTAGAGTTCAGGATCGTGGTGTCAGCCACGAACGACAACGTGTCCGCGGTCAGTGTCGCCCAGGTGTTGCCGTCCGCAATGCCGATCAGCTGGAGCCGAGCGGCAGCGTTGGTGCCAAGAGCCGCGCTGTAAGGCGAAGCAATCAGCGCTGAGGCGGTTGCCTGGTTGGCAAACACTGCGTCGGTGGCCTGGTAGAGACCCCAGATGAAACCGTCGTTCCAGCCTGCGGCACCCGGCTTGATAGCCATGGTCGCCCAGTTCTGGTTCGACTGGAAGGGGTTGAGAGCCACCTGGAGGTCCAGTTGAGGACCACCGGCCGCACCGACAGTGACTCGTCCACCGGTGATGACCGCACCGTTGAGCACCTTACCCGTGAAGGTGGTGCCGTCGATGCGATCTGCGGTGAGCGTGCCTGCGACGATGCGCAGACCGCTCATCGTGCCGAACTTGATGGTCGCCGCGTCGAGACCTGCGGTAACCACGTGGTTTGAGTTCAGCGTGTTGAGCGTGATCCGGTCTCCGTGCATGGTGCCGAACTTGATGGTCGCAGCGTCGAGACCCGTCGTGGTGACGTGACCCGTGTTGATCTCGCCGGCCTTGATCTTCGGGGCGAGGATCTCGCCGTCGCCAATCTGGGCCGAGATGATGACCTTCTGGACTGACAGGTCGTCGATGTCGACAGTCCCTGCCGTGTTGTACACCTGAAGAACGGCACCGACCGTTCCTGCCGGGGCAACAACCGTGGTTCCTGCGTATGCCGTCCAAGCCGCGGGAACCTGAGCTCCTTGCACGGGATCTGTGATGCTGATCTCGCCACCAGCGGCGTTCTTCCAGGAGATCCGGAAATATAGACCCGTCGGGGTAGTGATCCCCTTCGCGTCTCCCATCACGGCAAGCTTGTCTCCTGGACCACAGGGAAACTGCTGACTGAAGAGTCCAACGCCACCACTTGCCGTGAGGCGCATGCCGAATCCGCCTGTGAGAGCGGCTGCGGCCAAGCGAGAAGCGTTGGAACCCTTGACCCAGTAGTCGTCGTCCTCGAAACCACCATTCCGAATCAGATCTCCACCGAGCGTGCCCACGGTCAACTTCGATGTCGTGATGGTGTTGGCAGCGATGCGGTCACCCGACATGAAGCCGAACTTGACGACGGCCGCATCGAGACCGATGGTCGCGATGTGGTTGGTGTTGATCTGGTTCGCCGCGATGGCCTCAGCGAAAACCGAGCCGTCGATCAGCAGATCGCCATCAACGTAGGACGTGGCCTGGACCCGGATGCCGATGCCGTTCTTGTTCCCGAAAAGGACAAGGTCGTCATCCGTCAGGGTGGTGGGCAAGACGTCGTCTGCCATGATGACGCTGTTCGCTCCACCACCCCGATACTCCCACCAGACCCACTTCTTGGGAGTGGAGCCAGCGCTGATTGAGTAACTGACCCCTTGGTACTGGATCGAGAAGGCGGCCCAGGCGATGTTGCCCGCGGAGGGTGAGTTGTTCGTAATCGCCGGGAGTGCCATGTGTTAGTCCTCTCTGAGGTCCTCGGTCCGATGGGTCATGTCCACCAGCTCCTTGCCCATCTCGACCTGCTGGCCGGCTTCTGCGGCAGCAACGTCGGGGGAAACCCAACCAACGTCCGGGTTGTTGTCCCCGACATTGAAGTAGTCGGGGTCTTGAGAAGGTGCACCGTTGGTGCCGTCCTTCACAGGCTGAACTTCTCCTACCATTTTGAGCTCCTCAGTACAGAAGGTGGAAAGCGGCGTTGATCTTGGCCGGCGTTACAGCGTTGGCCGCGATCTGGGTGTTACCGACAGTGCCGGTAGCAGTGGACAGCACAGCACCGTTGACGCCGGCTCCGACTCGAGCTGCGACGACCGTTCCGGTGGTGATGTTCGTGCCGTTGATGCCCGAACCAACCTTGGCACCACCGACGTCAGAGATCGCCGAGTCGCCGAGAAGCACAGCAACCCAGGCAGAGCCGGACCAACGCATCAGCTTGTTGCCCAGGTCGGTCTGCATCCACATGTCGCCGGTGGTGAAGCCACCCGAAGGGGCTACAGGAGCGACGGTGCTGGCGGAAAGGTAGGTCGTCACCTTGAGGTTGACCTTGCCAGCGATGAGTGCCATGTCGGTGTCGGCGATCCGGAACCAGGTGTTGACCGGCGAGCCGGTCGTGCCGGTCCATCGGTAGGTCCAGCCGTTGTCCGAGTCGTACCAGATGTCACCCTGGTTGACGTTGCCACCGGCCGGCGACGGAGCACCGTCGGGCCACGGCGGGTTGGCCTGGTAGTAGGAATTGATCGCGCCATCGAGCTGGCTCTGCATCGCGATGTCCGCCTGCTGCAGGTTGGTCAGAAGCGTCTGCGTGGCGGTGTCCAGCTGCGCGTTACCGATCGCACCAGGACCAACAGCGTAGGCAACCGACGACTCGAGGACCGAGATCGGAGTTCCGCCATTGTTGATGAAGATGAGCGCGTCGTTGGCGCCGAGAGTCGGCATCGTGTTGCTCGTCTGGAGCGTAGCGGTCGTACCGGAACCCGGCTTGACGAACCACGCGTACTTCAGAGCGGTGTTGGCGTCGGCGATGGTGTAGTCGACACCCATGAACACGACGTGCAAGCTGGACCAGGCGATGGAGCCGGCAACCGGCGAGTTCGCGGTCAACGTGTAGCCATCGATCATGAACTTGGTGAGGTTCAGATCCTCAGCGTGAACCTGACGGCGCTCGCCGAGAAGAGCGGAACGCTCGAGCTCACGAGCCTGACCAAGCCGGCGCTCGACGTCGGCAACGGCGGCAGCGAACTCGTCGTGGATCATGGAGCGAAGGACGTTGACGTCGTCGGGGTCCTTGAGCAGATCCAGGATGTTTCGCTGAGGAGCAGGGGCCTCGACCGGCTGCGGCTCGGGCTGCGGAGTCGGCGCCTCAGTGGGCTCCGGCTCAGCCGGGGTGGTGGGAGCCTCAGTGGGCTCGTCCGGCAGTTCGGTCTGGGTGTCAGCAACGGGGGAGATCCCCCTGCCGATCGAAACTGTGGTCACGAGAATCTCCTTAGTAAATCAGGTGGGTTCCGGTCTTGAACTTCTTGACGGTCAAAGAGAGGTCAGGAATATCCATGGTGTAATCCGCCCACGTCACTCCGTCCCACATGCGACGCACTCCGGCATCGTCAATCCAGGTGTCGCCCACCTCGAGTTCACGGTTGTTCGCCATCTCGGGCGCATCTGTACCCGTGAGAACTTGCGGGAGCTCATTCGCGTTTGTAACCGCGTTGTCCACAGCCTCCTGCATGGCAGGGAGCGTGAGGTTGTTCAGATCGTCGATCATCTCCTGATTGTCAGCCACAGTCTGTGCCAGATTCGGGAGAACATTGTCGTTCAGGTCAGCGAGAGCAAGATCGTTCTCGTTGAGCGTAGCCTGCAGAGCAGGCATCTGGTTGTCTCGCAGATCCGTAAGAGCGGCATCATGCTCTCCCAAACCGATCTGAACACCATCGATCTGGTTGTACAAGTCCTGATAGCCGCTCTGCACACCTTCCCACCCGGCGAGCAGCTCGGCCATTCGCTCTGCGGTAAGTCCGGTGATTGATGCCATCTGCCCTCCTTCGGTCACATGGAGCTGATGATGTACGTGTCCTCGTCAACGTAGAAGGCTGACGGAGTGTCGATCTGGAAAGACCCATCCGCAAACTCTTGGATCATCTCGTCAGGGCCTTCCGCAGTCCACGTCCCATCACCGTTGTAGGTGACTCGAAGGGTGGTGAACGACTCGAAGAGGTCGACAACGACATCGGGGGAAGGGATCTGAGGATCGGTGTCGTCTGTCCCGTAGAGCATGTCCTCGAATGCCGCAAGCGGCGCCGGGTAACAGTCGTTGGTGTCGACGACGATGTGTGCAGTAGGGCGAGCTCCAGGGACATCCACAGCGATCGTGGAAATATCCCAAGAGAAGTTGCTCGGCTCAGGCACAGCGGTCAGAGTCTTGCGAGTCTTGACTGCCGGCAAAGCTAGAGCAGCGTAAACGATGTGGATCTTGTGACCCGAACCGCTCTGGTTGCGCCACGAGAAGCCGAAGTGCCGGCGAGGCTGCCCGGAAATGATCGTGTCATAGCCGTCGAACGGCTCGAACTCCGTCGGGTA